GCCTTTGGGGACCTACAGGAGTTGGAAAGACGCGTTGGGTCTTTGAAACCTATCCTGGTGCTTACTGGAAGACCCGATCGGTCGGTAGTTCGCAATGGTGGGATGGATATGACGGACACGAGTGTATCGTCATCGATGAATTCTACGGCTGGTTTCCCTGGGACTTCCTACTACGGCTCACCGACCGATATCCCTTGCAGTTGGAAGTTAAAGGAGGGACAGTACCATGCCTTGCAAAAACGATTGTTTTTACCTCTAACAAACACCCCAGAGACTGGTATCCCAACAGTCGGTATGCTTGGGACGAAAGTAACCCTCTCAAACGAAGATTTGCAGAAGTTCGAGAGCTCACAGGAGATCAACGATCTAATGTGGCAGGAGACTCAACCGTGGTCCCCAGCATTCCCAACGACCCCTCCACCGACGTTGCCGGAGGAGAACTACATGACAGACTCTCAGTTCCTGGACTGGCTGGGCCAGTGTTCAGGAATGGACTCGCTGCCCCTGTCGCAGTAGTAGACTTATATCAAATGATTGAATAAAGTGTTTATTTTACAAATTTTACGTGTCTGTGAATCGAACACGGGAATTGGATTGCACTGCCCATGTGGCATTAGAAGCAATCACAAGAAGATATAGTGACCCTGAAACAATATCAGCTATGGTTCCGCCTCCCACAGCATTATAGATGGTATCCTTGTTGATACGCATATATTTTTTCAGAAGTCGTGGTTGGGGGGAACCACCAACCGCTTTGGAGGTAGCGGCTCCATAGCTGACAGCACCGAGCGTGATGAACTTATCCATCAACACAGTGAACCGGTCTCGGTTTTCCAAATTGTTTGGTTCCAAGAATGCGTCGGTACGCAGTACCAGAGCACCAGTTGTAGCCGTTACGTTCGTTTGAGCGTCGTAAACAATGAGTACACGTGCGGTACATCCAAGAGGAGACTCAGTATTGAGTATCGGCGTAAAATTCAGTCTGATCATCAAAGATTGCATCGTGATCTTCCGCCCGACTCGATTGGCAATATCAGCACCTGGGATACAACCGTTAAGCAGAACAGCGGCAGCTGTTGTGCTCATGGCACCCGATGCAGCTTGGACATCTATGCTTTTGAGTTCAGGTCCCGTTCCTCTGGGTCGTGATCCGAGTCCGTAGAATCCTCCAGTTCTTGGAGGTGCAGCAAGGCTTCCTCGACTACGTGCAACCGTTGCTCGAGCGCGTCGAATTGCTTCGTTAGCGCGTTCAACGTTGGTTTTTGGATATTTTTTGATTCCCATGCTGGTGGTCGTTTTTGGCATTCTGGATGTCCACAATCGAATTTCTGATGATAGTAGTTACACTGTTGTACACTCCCCCCTGGACGGTAGTTTGTGAGTTCGGCCGTTGTGAAGACTGATGAAACACGAAGTAAACGAAGTTTATTTATACATGAGCTGACCAATCAGGAATCACGGTAGTGAACCAATGATTGTCCTGCGCTTCTCCACTCACTCACAGTAGATTGTTCAAAGGCAATTACAACAAAATAGAGGCAACCGTAACGCATGTCGTCATTTAGACCAGTGTCACCGGAGCTGAAACCAGTAAAATGGTCGAGCGGTATGTTAATACTGTCCACCACACACGTATCTCCACTCGATGTTGTAAGTGCTCCTGCAGTAAGGCGATTGGGTTGGAGTGCGTAAATTTTGTGCCACAAAATTTCGTATCTCTCGGGCCAACATGGCCCCAACGCTAGAGGTCTCTCTGCGCCAAAGCATTCCACATATGATGGAGACGAGTTCCCAACGAGGCGATCATAGACAACAGCAACAGAGACAACGTCTCCTTTGGAGTTATCAACAGTGGCCGCACTGGTGGGATATATGGTGAACCCGAGAGACAGGTGGGTCATTAAGATCCGCCTGCCAACCCTTTCGCCCTCATCATATCCACGTATCATTCCGTTCAGTTCTTGCCATTTTGCAGACGTGGAAGATAAAGTTTGAGCGATAGATAATGATACGTATTTATCATTTTTGTACTTGAGATCGTGGGTGTGGTCGACCTTACTGAGGGCCATAATGATACAAGCAGTTAGGAAAATAATTTATTTATACTTGTGAATAACCAATCAAAACTCTGATACTCTGAGTGGAGTTAGCATACAGTGGAGTTATGTCGCGGTTCTCTGATATTATCAAAAAGTTAGGACTCATTTATGGGGAGCAGGTAGCCGCCGCGCCGAAGGCGCTGCGAAGCCTGCGGCGCGCTACCTGCGGGGCCCCTTAAATTATGTCCGACTCGAAAGAACTTGCCGCCAAAATACAACTATGGAAAATAACGGTAACTTTTGAACCGCCAAAAGGTTATGTTTTACACCTCTGAGCACCTACCTCGCAAATCGTGTTTTTTATCGACGATTATTGACCCGATTATCGCCAATTATTTGGAAGATTTCTGGAAGATTCCTGGAAATGGTCAATACGTCATGCAATGACGTCATAAACGTGAGTGCACGTGTTCCACGTCATAGGTATGACGTCACTGACGTCATACACGTGCTCCGATGACGTCAATGACGTCATTGGACTGTCCAATGAAAAAAAAGCGGGCTCCGAAAATTGCTTAAAAGCTCATTTTTCGAGGTGTCTGGTATAGTATTACCCAGACACCTCTGAGCCCCAACCTTTGAGCACCGTAGGAAATGCCTTCAAATTCAAGAGCTCGTGCCTATTGTTTCACCGTGAATAACCCTAGCGAAGACGAAGTCTTAATCCCGCAAACGTGGGATGTCGCGTCCTACAACTACCTTGTCTATCAATTGGAAGAAGGTGCCGAAGGTACCCGTCATCTTCAAGGCTATGTCCAATTTCCGAAGCAAGTGGTGTTCGATACCTTCTGCTCTTGGTTTCCAAGACGTCCTCATGTTGAAGTTGCCAAAGGCACTGCTGCCCAGAATCGCAAATATTGTACTAAGTCAGAAGGCAGAATTGATGGCCCCTGGGAATTCGGTGTCTTACCTGAGCCAGGTAAGAGAAATGATCTTCTGGCAGTGAAGGCGGACCTGGATGCAGGGGCCTCAATGTCTGAAATTGCTGAGAACCACTTCTCACAATTTGTTAGGTACTCCAAAGCGTTCAAAGAGTACAAGTGCCTTGTTGCACAAAGGGAGAGCCACCCTAAAGAGGTCAAATGCCTTTGGGGACCTACAGGAGTTGGAAAGACGCGTTGGGTCTTTGAAACCTATCCTGGTGCTTACTGGAAGACCCGATCGGTCGGTAGTTCGCAATGGTGGGATGG